AGGTCTTTCAGAGCAATACACTCAAAAAACATTATGGATAAGCTCAACTATATTTTTTGTATGCTTTAAGCGTTCGGCTATCATCCATTGAGTTAGAGTATCAATTTGACTTGGTGACATCTCAATACCTTGCAGTTTAGAGACCGCAATATTTAGTTCACCAATACCTTGGGTCATGTATTCAATACCATAATTGAGCTTATCCATAATGTTTTTTGAGTGTATTGCTCTGAAAGACCTTAATACAGTCCCGAATACATTGAGATTCAAGCATACATCTCTAAGTCCACCGTAGAATAAATATAATGCACTACTAAGGTCGTGACTATTTAATGCTATGAGCATGGGCTTGGTTTTATTGTCTTCAGTTAATCCGGGAATATTGACATATTCAGGGTGCGTTAACATGACTGCATGCCGTGTGAATCCTACTTTTTCAGGCTTTCGTGCTTGAGCAACTTTTTGAGCGTATTCAGTCCACCCGTGCTGTTTAAAGGTATCTAGTAGGTCTCTAGTATTGACAAAACCATAAGTAGGTTTGGCCTTATCCATCGGTTTTACCTGTTCAATTGGGTTTGAAATAATATCCATAATTGTACTCCTAAAATCCAAGGGTTAATAAAACACTAATACCTAAGGCGTAAATAAATGCACAATATAAATATGTTCTAAGCATAATTTAACTCCAGTTATATTTTCTAATATTTTATATAAGCAAGCAGTGTGCCACTATTTGAAATCATTGATTTTTCATAATTCCTTAACATTTCCTTAACAATTTATTTGTATAACTTTTTTATACCAATAAAATACTAAATTGGTATTTCTTAATAAATACATATATTTAATTGTACTGTCAAACTATTTTATATAATTGTCTAAGAACTTTACAACGAGTATATACACACAAAATTATTTTAATACACTAAAGTAAACTAATACTAAATAGACTTATCCGAGTGTATATACATACACTTGTAACTAAATACCTGTAATCATTACAATACCATACAACCCCACAGCCCCACAGCCTCTACCCCACACACCCATTTGTTTCCTAAACTCAGGCTTAGATGAAGTAGTGATATTGCCATAAGTCTTTGTTTTCACTACGTCTTTGCCTGCAGGTAATATTCTAGACATTGGTAGGCCCGCGCGTACCGACCCGCCCGTTCCAACCCTAATTATAGGTAGTGCCTTGAAAAAATCGCGGGGATATCAGCCACTTACATTGTCAATAAATTCAACAGCTTAGAATTTTTCGCGCAATACTACCGGCTGTATTTGTTTTGTGGTAGAATTAAGTGGTAGAAAGGATGCAAATTTGGCACAAATTTGTTAAAAACATGCCAAAAGGAGTTGAAGATGCCTTGCCCAGGAAAGAAAAAGAAGAAAAAACGACCAAGGAAATAGTTATGGCGAATGGAAAAAAGAATAATTTAGGATTGGACCCAGAAAAAGTTAAAAAGTTTGAACAAGCATTTGGAAAAAAGCCCAAACAGCCAAAAAAGCCGCCAAAGAAGGATAAAAAACAACAAAAGTCACTTTGGCAACGTGTAATAGGTAATTAACATGCCTGGAAAAACTAAAAAACCTAAGAATAACAATAGACAACTTCGCCAGCAAGCACAGCTGCATGATGATCTCGCAGAATTTGAGGAGTTTAGACGGGAAATTTTACCCATGCTGCGAAAGGATATAGAGGCTGGGATGAGTGCTGAAGATATGTATGCGAAGTACCAAGCCCATGCCGCCGCGAGGGGAATAACGATTGCTATGACCGCCGCCGATGAAGGCAAGGCACTTGCCGCTGTGAAAGACATCCTAGACCGAAGCCAAGGCCGTGCCATTGAACGGAAAGAGAATGTTCATCGTTTTGACAAATTGTCAGATGAAGAACTTGATGCAATGCTCTTAACAGAAATGGACGAAAAAGATGTCATCCTTGAAGACGAGGGTTAAGAAATTAACTCGTAAGCAAAAGTTAGACCTACTCGACCTGAAGGAAGAGCGCCATCGTAGGGAGATTCAAAAGCCTTCCAATTACAAGCCCAATGAAGGGCAGACCCCCGTACATAAATGTGACAAAAAATTGCGCTGCGTGTTTTCCGGTAATGGTGCTGGGAAAACCGCCCTGGCTGTAAACGAGGTTATATGGGCGGCCAAAGGGTATAACCCCGTCCGGGATGAGTATACTCCTGTACCGATCAGGATAGTCGTCCTGCTTGACCATCCCGAAAAGGTAGCGGACGTTTGGCTGCCTGAAATTCGTAAATGGACCAGTTTAACTGACTGGACAATCCAAAAACGTGGTAAACCTTATGTCACTCAGATGATTGCTCCTAATGGCTCTGAAATTTTGTTTATGTTTCACCAACAGGAGCCTACTCTGTTTGAATCAATTGAAGTTGACTTCGTAGTAGCTGATGAGCCGCCACCAAGGCATATTTATGTAGCCCTACGCCGTGGTGGTCGAAGAAAAGGCCGTGAATCTAAGTATTTAATGATTGGTACCCCTATTAGTGGAAGCTGGTTACGTATAGAAATCTACGATCCTTGGGAAAAGGGTGAATTACCTGACACAGAATGCTTTAGATTTGGTACAATAGTAAATGAGAAGAACCTGGCCAGCGGCTATATTGAGTCCTTTTCTCGGGTTTTGAACGAGAAGGAAAAGCGCATCCGGCTTTACGGAGAATTCTTCGATTTAGAAGGTTTAGCCCTAGCCCATCTCTTTTCGCATGAAACGCATGTTATCAGATATGATAACTTGCATTGGAATACGTCTTGGCCTGTAGTTGTCGCAGTGGACCCCCATGCGTCTAAGCCCCACCATGCCCTAATGTTGGGAGTAGATCCCGATAATCGGATGTACGTTTTAAAGGAATTTTCAAGTAAAGCTATAGCTAGAGATTTTGCAAGGCAATTAAAGAAGTTTTATCAAGGATATAGGGTTATAGACCTTATTTGCGATAGCTTAGGTTCTGCTGAAAATACTGCTGGGGAAGGCTTTAAGTCGTTTATTCAAGTTCTCAATGAGGAAGGTGTGAGAATTCGTGCTACAACATGGGATGATAAATGTGATGAAGACTTCATTGAACGAATTCGAACTGTGCTCAGTGTTCCGGAGGAACCTGACAATTTCGGTAAATGTATTCCGCAGTTACGCATCGTCGAAGGTAACGATGGTATAATTAAAGACATTGAGAACGTCCAGTGGGTTAAATACCGCAACTTAGACGTATTTAAGCCCAAATTGGACATTTCACACAAGGATTTTTTAGCGTGCCTTAAGTACGCATTGGCTTCTAACTTGACCTTTACCAAAACGAAGAGTAAAATCTATCGTAGAATCAAAGGTGCAGAAACATATGGAATAAGCTCTAATAAGCCAAATGCTGAGTATTACAAACGAAAGTTTGGTGTTAAGGCAGCAAAGGTATCAGGATATAGAAAGAAAAAGTCTCCAGTGGAGTCGTGGAAGGAGTGGTAAATGGCCGGATCAATTATTAATGATGACCATAAGGTTGCAAGACAAAGACGTAATCCCCTAAAAGACGATCCAGACCAGAATTTACAAGTTACTGTAAATAAGAGGGAACAGCTGTTATCTTCTTTGGATAAGCGTGTTAAAGACCAGGAATTACACGATAAAGCGGTAAAATTGTGGGAAACCGGCAATGCTGACCGAACAAAGTGGTTACAGAGACAAGAACTTTATTTATCCGATTGGGATGAGCATTTAGAATCCTCGGCTGAAGGCCCATTTAACCAAGCCTCAACTTTACATATCCCAATGCCACTAATTGTAGTTAAAACACTACATGCTAGATTTTTGCAGGCTCTTATTGGTATAGATCCTCCCTTCCAAGCTAAACCAAGGAACCCCGGTAGTGTCAATTCTGCCAAACGTGTACAAGATGTAACCAGATATATGCTTGATGAGCACGCCAATAATCGAAAAGGCGCATTTGAAGCTATTGATATGTGGATATGGGACTGGGTAACTACTGGGGCCGGTTTAGTTAAGGTACGGTGGGATGCCAAGTTTAATCGTTATATTGATGTTGTCCCAAGACAGGTTGAAGGGCCACCAATTTTTGATGTTGGACCGGATGGTAATGAGATTTCAATCCCAACCGTTAGAACTGAATATGATGATGTTATTCGAACTGAGAAAACATGGGAAGGCCCAGTTTTCGAAAGGCTAGCTCCAGAAGATGTACTAATAATTGGTGGGGGAGACCCCCAAGATTCAGATGCAGTAATTCAGAGTACTATGATGACAGCTTCTGAGCTATTAACATTAGCCGACCGTAAAATTTTTAATATCGAAGCAGTAAATAAGGTTCTTTCTTCTGGACCTGATAGTTACATTGATAATGAAGCATCAAATATTTATCACCAGCGGTCTCGTAATGCTGGGCAATCTGATATTGATACTCCAGCTAGACTTGATAGATATAAAATTTTAGAATGTTACATGAAGGCAGATGTTGATGGTTCTGGAATAAATAGTGATATTGTACTATGGGTACATCGTAGTTCTAGGACGTTGCTTCGCTCTACTTTTCTACATCGAATTACAAAAAATGGTAGACGACCAATTTTTAAAACCGATTTTATAAGACGTCCAGGACAGGAATATGGAACAGGAATTTTAGAGGTAATTCATCCATTGTCCGTTGAAATGGACGCAATGCATAATATGCGTATAGATTTTGGAACACTTTCCACTATGCCGTTTGGTTTTTATAGACCTACATCTAGTATCGACCCGGAGACTATTCAATTAGAACCCGGTGCATTAATACCAGTAGATAATCCACAGACTGATATATTTTTTCCACAATTAGGAAATAGAACAGCTTTTGGTATACAAGAAGAAGCCGCACTACAGCAGATGGTAGATAGGCTTACGGGTATTTCTGATTTAACATTAGGAGTTTTATCTAGCCAACAGGGTGCTACTAGAACTGCAACGGGTACAAGAGCACTAGTTGGTGAGTTAAGTGCCAATTTAGATGTATTTGTAAGGCGATTAAATATTACATGGAAACAGGTTTTAGAATATCTAGTAGATATGCTACAAGAAAAGTTACCGTCAAATTTTGATTATAGAATTTTTGGAGATTCGAGTGCTAGGTATTGGGATAGGATCAATTCCCGAGAAGAAATTCGTGGAGATTTTGATATTGAAATTTCTCCTAATTCTTCTAGTTCAAATCAACAACTCCTAGAACAAAGGGCAATGGAGTTGTTACAATTAACCAGTAATCCAATTGATTTGCAATTAGGCATTATTACAGCTCAAGAACGATATGAAGCAATTAAGAATTTCTTAAAGGTTAGAGGAATTAAAGATTTTAGTCAATACGTCCGAGAACCTGCAGATTTAGAGCCTTGGATTACTCCAGAAGAAGAGGCAAATAAGGTATTACGGGGTGACCCTGTAGAAGTTACTCCAAATATGGACCACCAAGGTTTTATTAATTATGTGGAAATGATTAAAAAGGATGATTTAATTTTTGGGCAGTATGATGAAAATCAGGCAGTGATGCTTGAACAACAATCCAGAAAGCATGCACAAATGGTGAAGGCTTTGCAACAAATGCAGGCTCAACAGCAAAATATTGCACAAATGCAACAAAATATGAATTTAGGTACCCAATCACCGCAAGGTGGTTTAGGAATTCCTGGGGGCGGACAATAATGGCCAAATCCGGTGTAAATCGCTTGAAACAAAGCAAAAAACAGTCTAAAATGAAAGTAGAAGTGAAGGATGGCATTATAAGATTTCCAGGAAACAAAAGTGGTAAGAAAAAACAAAAAAATTCTAAGCGAGGATGATTTAGTAGTATTGGATACCTTTGCTAGTTCTGATTCCTTTAAGGTTGTAAGTAAACTATTGGAAACATTAGCTTATGAACAACTCTTGGAAGTTTTGCACTACGACTTAAATAACGGAAGTGAGACACGTCTAGCATATACAAAAAAGAGTTCCGAGGGTGCAGAAAAATTAGTACGCGATTTTAAAATATTTTTGGACAAATTGCGTACAAAATCGGTTAACGGCGTAAGACGTTAAAATCACGGCGAATAACTCGCGTAACGAGGAGGAAAAATGTCTGAAGAAACCAAAGTGGGGAAGTCCACTGACCAACCGCAGTCCGATGATTCCATAAACAATGTAAAAGCTGAGATGAATCGTAAATTCTCTAATTATGATGAAACTTTACAACAATTACAACAACAAAACCAACAAATATTAACACATTTACAAACACAAAAAGAAACACAAAAACCTACACAAAATGCGACACAATCTAATACTGAAAATTTAGGAGATCTCATTTATGATGACCCTAATCGAGCCGCTCAAATTCTTAAAGAACAGGCTAAAGCAGAGATTCAAAAAGAGCTTGCTACAAAAGAGGCTTTGCAACAAAAACAAACTAAAGTTTTATCGGATATTATGCAAGAATTTCCGGAAGTTAGTAATGCGACACATCCCCTAACTAAACGAACCGTTGAAATATACAATAAGATGCCTGAAGAAGACCGTCAATCTCCAATGTCTTATAAAGTTGCCGTTATGGAAGCTGCAGCAGAATTAGGAATTAACCCATCCTCTCAAAGAGATGGGGATGACTTAGATTCCTTTACTGTTTCTGGCTCATCCTCAGATGTGTCTACTAATAAGCACTCAAAAGTAGACAAAACGGCAGATGATGCAATGCTTAAATTTGCATCAATTATGGGATTAAATGTAGAAGACCCTAAAGTAGTAGAGCAATTAAATAATAGAAAACGGTCTAGCTGGACACGATATAGATAGGAGAAAAATCATGGCTAAATCAGGTAAAAAATTAATTAAAGAACAAGACCCATTTTTGAATCCAAATGATATTTTTGGGGATGCAACCAGCTTAAGCCCAGAATTGAAAAAAGAGTTGGAAGATCAAGGACTTGTACCTAGATGGGTTTCTTACAAACAAATGAAGGCAATGGACGGCTATCATGCAAAAGGATGGCGTGTATATAAGCGTAAAAATGATGATATAATAGATAATCAAGAGTTCCGTCTTGGTGGAAGCCCGGATGGATACGTTAGACGTGGCGATATGGTTCTAGCGGTTAAAACAGTAGAAGACTGGAAACGGCACAAAGATTATTTGGCTGCTAAAGCTGAACGCTACAGTAAAAGCGTAAGAAAACAACAAGTTGACGATTTGCGTAAACTTGCTAAAGAATTAAACACAACAGTTGTTGAAGGTTATGATGACTAATTAGGAGGTTTATTCATGGCTAATTTAGACCAACCAAGGGGCGCAGTTGCTAAAGGTGTTCCTCTTAGAGTAAATGTGTATGTAGCCGAATCTGCAATTTATCCTGGGGATTTAGTGAAAAAGAATGCGAATGGTACTGTAGAGCCTGTTTCGGCTTCAACAGATGCCTGCATTGGTGCTTCTGTAGCATATGCTGCTTCTGGTGAATATTGCCAAGTGGCCGATCACCCAGACCAACTTTTTTATATGCAAGCAGATGAGGACGACATTGCGGACCAAGATGCCATTGGTCTTAACTATGAAATAGTCCCAACTGCAGCAGATTCTACTTATCGGATTTCCAGAATGGAATTAGACAGTGACAGTGGCAATACCACTGAAACACTTCCTCTAATGCTTATGGATATCGACCGTAGAGCTGATAATGAATTTGGCGAATTTGTTGATTGTGTGGTTAAAATTAATAATCACCAATTAGCTAATAAATCCACTGGCGTTTAACTAGGCTAAAAAGGAGTTTAGAATATGTATTCACCTACTGCTATAAGAAGCCAATATTCAGATCTTTTTGGCGAATCTATGCTACCTGTTCTTGAGGAACTCTTTCGCCTAGAGTTTGAAAGACATCCTTCCAGAAGAGAACAGCTATTTAAAATAGTTCCCCATGATCGTGATATTTGGCAATACACGGAACTGCATGACTTAGATCTTTTTTCACAGATTGAAGAAGGTGCAGAATATAGTTTCAAACGAATGAAACAAGGTGCCAACAAAACCTTGACACCAAAGAAATTTGGACTTGGTTTTTCCATTTCAGAGGAAATGGTTGATGACGGCAAATTTGATTACATCGCTGAATTAGTAAGAAAACTTGGACGTTCTGCTAGAGAATCCCAAGAAATTCAAGCTATGGATGTATTGAATAAAGGTTTTACAACTGAATTAACTGCGGACGGCGTTTCACTTTTTAACGCTAATCATCCGCTACCATCTGGTGGTGTATACCGCAATAAATTGTCAGTTGATGCCGATCTTTCTACTACTGCTTTAGACACCGCACTATCTGATTTCGAAACTCAGTTTGTTGGTGACAGCGGCATTATTTATCGTTTAATGCCTAAATTTTTGGTAGTTACCCCATCGCAACGACGTTTTGCAATGGAATTGATCGGTTCCGAATTGAAAGCTGAAACTGCTGATAACAACATGAATCCATTTAAAATGGACGGATTACAGGTTGTTTCCAGTCCACATCTAACTGACCAAGATGCATGGTTCTTAATGGCTATGCCTGAAGACCACGGACTTCGTATCGTGAGCAGGACTCCCATTGAAACAAAAGCTGCTGGTCCAGATGTAGGTTTTTCATCTGATTCAATTCTTTATAAAGCTCGTTATCGTGAAGACCTCGGTGCTATGCACGGATATGGTGCTTTCGGTTCAAAAGGAGCTTAAGTAAATTTAGTGAGGGGAAGTTCTTTGTTCCTTTCTACTTCCCCTCTTTTTCCCCTAGACCTAAGGGTTTAGGACTGAAACATGACTAGGAGGATTCAATGGGAAGATCAACTTTTTCAGGTCCAGTACGTTCCAAGAACGGTTTTGAATTTAGCGAATCTGGAACACAAATTACTAACATTGTTAAGGGCTCAGTTTCTGTAGATCCCGCAAGTATTGCTGCAAATGCTATGGCAGTTGTAGACGTTGCGGTAGTTGGCGCTGCAGTTGGTGATGTTGTAGTTATGATTCCACCCGCTGACTTGACTGCAGGGTTATTGAATGGTGCAGCTTATGTATCTGCCGCTGACCAAATCTCCGTACCAATTGCTAATATGACTGCTGCCCCTATCGATGAGGCTGCCGCAGATTGGTCCTATATTATAATTAAATCATAACTTATGAGGTAAGTCATGGCACAAAAAATGTTTGCTGGTACGCCAGTTACGATAGCAACGGCTGGTACCGCAGTACCACTAAGTGCTACCCAGACGGCTGTGACTAGCATAATAATTGAAGCCGGGATGGATAATGTAGGCTATATTTATGTTGGAGATGACACGGTAGATTCTACCAACGGAATGGCGCTAGTAGCCGGACAAACTTTATCTATTACATCGGATGAAATTCCACGACAACAGGATGAGATATACCTAAGCGATGTTTACGTGGATACAGACACCGATGGCTCAGTCGTAAAATTTTATTACATTAAGCGGAGGTTATAATGCCAGTCATTAAAGGACTTAGTTTTATCGGTGTAACAGGCACTGGTACTGATAATCGTATTGCCAGGTGGGATGGTACTGATAATATCCAAGACAGTTTATGTGAAATAGATGACCTTGGAAATATGACAGTATATGGTAATTTAACCGTAAATGGTGACACTACCACACAAAATGTTACTACCTGGACAGTTGAAGATAAAAATATTGAGATGGCGAAAGGTTCTGCCGATGGTGCTGCTGCCGATGGTGCTGGTATTACTGTTGATAGAGGATCAGACACTAATGCTAGCCTTATTTTTGATCATGCTTCTGAAAAGTGGCAAATTGGATTACTAGGGTCTGAAAGTGAAATTTTAGATATAGATAGCGAACAGACTCTAACTAACAAAATCATTGGAAGTAATTTACCTTTTGTAGCAGACGGAGCACATGTACTAGGAAAGACAGTTGGCGGTGTTTTAGCTAGACCAGATATTGTACATGTTAAATCTGCGATAAAAGTTGGTGAAGAAGACACAGAAACGGGTAAATTATATTTAGGGGATTCAAACACCGGCTGGGGGCCAGGCGTATTTGGGGGAATTCATCCCGACGGCTCAACACCCGCCGCCGGCTATTTATCACTTGCTAGTGGTTATGAGGCCGATGAAGAAACTGGTGCTCCGGTTAATATTAAAGCCATGGACGGACAAAATACCGCTCTTGGTGGCCAAATTATCCTAAGCCCTGGTTTTGATCCAAATTGGCAATCTGGTATTGACCCCAATATGCAGCAAACTAGTGAAATTGTTATAAAACGTGGTAATCTAGTTTGTAAAGCCAGTGAGGATGGATTTTATGAGTGGGGTGCATACCGAGATCATCTATATCCAGATCCAAACTTAGGGCGACCCAATAAAATTCATGTTTCAAATGAAATTTTAATTGGAGAACAAGAAGATGCTTCAGCTGGTCTAAACATTTGGATGTCATCTTTTGATAGCCGAATTAGAGCTGCAGGGCCCGATGGCACGATGAAGATGCTAGGTGGCGCTGATTATGCTAATGGTGGAAATTCAGATGCTGGCTCAGTTAGTTTAGAGGCAGGTCGCGGCGGTTTCGATAAAGCTGGTGATTTTTCACTAAATACTACACAAAATGGCGGTAATATAATTTTACAGCCTGGTAACTGTAGAGACACGAATGGAGATTACGGTCGCGTAATTATTAGATCTTATGAGCATCCAGATGACCATGATCCATTTGACCCAAGCACCCCAAGAACTGAGCTTTTTGCATTTCTAGTAGACCACCGTGATGAGCCTGCGCTAAAAAGGGTTGATGTTACTTCAGGTGATGGTAATTTCTTTAAAATTGAAGGCTCCAATACACCTGATGTTGGCTCTTATGGTGGAGATATTTCATTAATACCTGGTGGCGGAGATGATGAAACATATCGCGGTGATGTATTACATCGTGGTAATTTGATTTGCAGATATGATGGAAACCAGGATGTACTCAGCGAACGAAGAAAATTCTGGGGTCGAGATAACCGAGGGGATTTTAAACGACCTTACCGTATTCATGCTGTAAATCGGTTAAAACTTGGTGAACGAACTGATTTATCTGGACCAGAAGAATGCGCAGTAACATTAGGCGGATTCGATGCCAGAATTCAATCAAACGCACCTGTGGAAGGTGATGCGATTCATCTAGGCATTTATGGTGGAATTGATGACTCTAACGGCGGTGATGTAAGACTCTATGGTAGAGATGCAAACGACGCTGGTAGTATACAAATATACGGTGGAACATCTGCTGTTTCTTCAGCTGGTGGTAAAATTTCACTTACTGCTGGAACTGGAACCTCTAGACAAAATCACATAAGTATGGATGGAAATATTGCTTCATCACCTGAAGGTAGCCATGAGTGGGGTATAAAATCTGATGGTATTGAGTTAAGACGCCCAAACAAAGTTCACATTACATCTGAATTATTAGTTGGTGAGGACAGCGGTGAAAGTGGAACTATCTATTTAGGTGAGAATGCATCTTATATTACTGCTGGCAATGCCGGAGACTTAGATATAGATTCTTCAGCTAATGATCAATCCATAGGATTAACTCCTGGGGCGACTAGTCATGTTGTACTAAATGGTTGGGTTCATGCGGGATTAGAGAGTCCTCTTAAAGAGTGGGGTAAAAAACACTCAGGTCAATTAAGGCGTCCGGATAAAGTACACATTATTTCCGAATTATTGATTGGTGAAGACACTGGTGAAGAGGGTTCGGTTAAATTAGGTGATAGCGGTAATGTAGACCTTACTAGCAATTCTGGCGTATTAGAAATTACTGCTTCAGAAGTTCAAACTAGTGCTAATTTAGAAGTTCTAGGACAAGCCTGGAGTGCTCAAGATACTGAAAGTGGTTCGGGAACAACTCATACGATTGATTGGGATGATGGAAATTCTACGGTTTTAGATTTAGACGATTTTACAGGAGATGTTACTTTAACTTTATCAAACCCCCAAAGTGGTGCATCGTACGTTATAAAAGTTATACAGGATTCGTCGGATACTAATGACTATGATATAGTTTGGCCGGGTAGTGTTTTATGGCCAGGTGGTACGCCCCCGGTAATAACACAAACCTCAGATGCAATTGACGTAATTTCACTTTATTATGATGGTACAAATTATCTAGGCGCGTATAGTCAAGATGTAAAATAAGGGGGATAATATGATTCACCATCAATATCAAGGTGTCGTATCAGATTTATTGCGTACATCTAATAGTGGTCCAGCTGAATATTCATTGGATTTAGATACTACTAAATATGCTGACTTTGGACGTATTTTAGAGTGGACACATCTAACACCTATGGCTTTTTATTTCTGGCTAAAACCCACTAGTTTTGGCGGAGATCAGGTTTTTTGGTCCAAAAAAGATGGCACCCAAGAAGGTTGGTTGATTCATTATAGAGGAACAAAAGTACAAATTTATGTGACAAATGGAGGCTGGTGCTTAGTTGAAAGCAGTGTTGCAGACTCTGTTGACGTTTGGACTCAATATCTTATAACATACGATGGAGTAAACCCTAATAATAATGGCTTTAAGGTCTACCGTAATAATGTGGATGTTACTAGTATAAACGCAGGGAGTGGAGACATAACTGATATAGTACATAATACCCCGATGCGAATAGGTAAAGCGGCAGCCGCGTCTTGGGGAGTTTATGACGGAATCTTGGGCCCTTGTGCTGCCATACCGTGGCTTCCTAGCGCCGCAGAACGCACCGAAATGTATAACGGCGGAAAATTCTTTGATTTTACAACTTTTGTAGGAGACTCCGGAACTGCCTGGGCAGATATGCAGACCTCAAGTTTGGGATTTTATGTAAATTATCTAGCAGACAATGTTGGCACCAGTATTACAGATTTGGCTCGCGGTGCGGTGGGAACATCGGTCAATATGGTTGATGGCGATAAGGTAGAAGATTCTCCGTAATGCACTTGCTTTTGAGACTGAGATTGCTTAAAATAGTCATGTAACCCTAAACCGAAGGAGATTGCATGAAATATGTTAAATTAGAAGTTAGCTTATTTGAAAGACTTTTTTCATTAGCTGGTTCTGGCTCTTATTTAAAAACTGCCGCATTACTTAATGAAGTAACTAAAAATATTGAAGTAATTGATGATGAAGGTCGACCCATTGCGGAAGAATCAGAATCCGAGGAGAATAGCGAAGAATAAATGGCTGTAAGATTAATAACTGGAAGTACTGTGACGGTAACTGCGGCTGGGACTGCAGTAATAGTTGACACCACGGTTCCGCCGCAAAAGGCCGTATCCAGTGTATTAATACAAGCCGACTTTGCAAATACTGGTCGTGTATATGTTGGTGATGAGAATGTCACCGCAGAGAATGGATATTTTCTTGAGCCTGGAAATTCTATTGAAATTTCTGGAGACAATAGAACCCTAGGTCAAGATGAAGTTATACTAACAGATTTATATATAGATGCCGACAACGCTGGCTCAAAAGTCAGGGTCGGATTTTTTGTTAAAAGAAAAGGCCCGAATTGGTAGGTAGATAATGTCGATTAGTATACGAGGCGGATCACAGGTTAGCATCAGCGAACCGGCTGAAGTTATTATTGATCATACCAATGATTCAATTCGTATAGGTGATGGAACAGATTTAGTTGGTACAACTAGTGTCTGTGATGAAGTCGGACTAAATGTTTACCCATTAGATGTTCCTAATGATCGCGAGATTTTACCCCAAACAATGGTTTTAGCCGATACAGAGGTGGCAATTGCTGTGCCTGCAAACACTAAAATGTTTTCTGTTAAAATAAGAGGTGCAGCATCGAAATACAGAATAGCATATTCAGCTGGTGAGACTGCAACAAATTATATAGAATATCTTCGAGGTTCGATTTATCAGTCACCCACCTTTCATGTAGGGAGCTTGAGCACGGTTTACCTGCGAACTGATAAGCCGAATGTTATCGCAGAATTTGAATTTTGGAAGTGCTCGTAGGAGGATATAAATGGCAAGTATTGGAAATGTAGGAAAAGACCTTCTAGTTCTTGACCCAACTCTATTGAGTGAAAGTGATAATGTCGGAGCGTATTTACGTTCTAGTGACGGAACACTTTTAACACACAGTACAGTTAACGCAAAAGAAAGCCTTGATGTCAATCTAAGCCAATTAGATGCTGATGCTACTGCCGAAGTGTTTGGCCTTTATAATGAAGACGAGGCCCACGATAGTGGAGATCGCGGTCAATTTGTTATGGCTGTACAGCAAGCTACTAAAGCTTCATTTGGTGATGAAGGGGACTATGTTCCTTTCCAAATGAATGATAGTGGTGAGTTATATGTTATTGACGAAGATGCACACACTAAATTGGATTCAGTAATTAGTGAACTTCAAGATATTGAAACAGATGTTGAATCAGTAAATACTAATCTTACTACGGTTATTTCTGAATTACAGGATATTGAAACTGACGTTGAAAGTGCAGTAAGTCAACTACAGGATATTAATACTGAATTAGATAATATCTATGTTGAGGCACAAAAAATTGATGATGTTCAATATGCTGAAGATTCTGGCCACATCTCTGGTGATAGCGGTAATTTTGTATTAGCAGTTGCCAATCATACTGAAGGCCCACTTCATGACACCGATGGCGATTATGCACCATTTCAAGTTGATAATCAGGGCCGTTTACGTGTTATTGCTGATCTTGATGCATCTGAAATGGCTGGTGATGTTGCTGATGATGATATAGATTCTGGAAATCCAGTAAAAATCGGTTTTAAAGCATATAGTGGCCCATTAGGTGCTCTTAGTGCTTCTGGTGACCGAGCTGACGGTATTTCCGATCTCTATCGTAGACAGTATGTTACTACTAGTTCTAACATTGGCATTGCAGCTGGTACTGTAAGTGTTAGTGATAGTGAAACTCAACTTTTTGCTGGTGTAGCAAATTTAGCTGGTAGAAGAAGCATCATGATTCAGAATCTTGGAACTAGAGCTATCTACATCGGACCTACTGGTGTTACTACTGCGAATGGTATTCGTATTGCTCGCGGTGCAAATATGCCTGTAGAAATCGGTGAAGACTTAGACATTTATGCAATAGCTGCTGCTGGCGCACAAGATGTTCGGGTTATGGAAATAGGCTAAATTAACTCTTTCATGTGGGGGGCTTCGGCCCCCTACTTTTTATAGGTTTTTAATGGGCGGTATAGGATCAATCGGATATAATCCTGATAAGGCTGATGTAGTTGATACCGATTATCAAACCGCGTCCGTTGCCGTTTCTACCTCTCAAGTAGAAGCAAAAACTGATACGTCCACATTAGACAGTCGTCAACTATTGACGATTAGTAATAAAGGCCCTAATACCCTGTATTATGGTCCTAGCGGAGTTACGGCAAGTACAGGCGATTTTTTACTTAGAGGGCAAACTGTAGCATTATATGTTGGCCCGAATATAAGTGTATATATGATCTGCGCTACCGGAAAAAGTGCTACGGCTATTGTACAGGAGTATTCTTAATGTGGAAAAAAAATGGCGGAACTACTCAAATCATCGGCTCCGATGAGGAAAACATTATTGGCAATACTGGAGATCGATTAAAAGTTGACGCCCAGTTTAATGTTACGACTACAAATATTTCATTCCAAACTAATCAACTTATTTATGATGATATGAATGCCTCTACTGGGGGTGTTGCAAGAGAAACAATTATCACATCATCCACCTGGGTAGATGTTTATTCTTATTCTGGTACGGGTTATATACATGCCTTTTTAGTAAATATAGAAGACGAAAAGAAATGGAGAATTCGCCTTGTTGTAGATGGAGTTGACATTTTTGGTGCAGCTGGGGTATTAACTGCAGATATACACGATGACGATGTGTATGACCTTACCAATAATGATAAAAATTACACTGGAATTGGATTAGAGGCAGGGGAGCACGATACAATAATTTGGCAGGCACCAAATAATTTTCCTGTACGATTTAATACCAGTGTTACAGTGAAATTAAAGCGGGACACTGGAGAAAGCAATAAGAAATTCCGGGCGGGGCTTGTAACCTTAATTAAGGAAAGTTAACATGTTACTTACTGTTACATGGGCAGAGATAAAATCACATATAGATTCTAGGTCTATACCTCTGCGATACATTGAAAAAAATTCACATTATCAACTGGTTGCAAATGATGGCTTTGTAGACCTTACATGTCGTTTAGATAAAAATCCAACCGATACTACTGATTTATTAGATTTTGAACAAAATTACAAATCTGCAGCCAATGCACCCCAACCCCTGGAAGTAGTAAGCCAATTTGAAAAAGATACCATAGTTTTAAAAACATGTTGCCTGAGCAAAGAAACAACCAATCAAGAAGTAACCCTGGAATTTAAAGTACCTGGAACATATGGCTCAGATTGGCGATACATCCGTGGTGGTGAAGCTTGGTTTGGAACCTCTACTTTAGGAGACAAAGTTACAGATATACATGTAGTAGACAAGGATAATATTACTGGTTTAGGAGTTGGAGCGATACTTAAATCATACACAGATGTTGCTGTAGCAAACCATCAAAATAGTGGCTGGTTTATTAAAGATGTAGCCAGTATAAGGACTATAACGGGTATGGGAAGTCTTCCAGCCCAATTATATCTACAGATTACCGCTGTAAAGGCAGGTGGTGCTGAGGATACACTCTATGTAAACTTGTTATGGGGCAGGGAAGAATAAAAAAATATTTCAGTATTAAGGAGACATTATGAAATTTACTGAATTAACCGAAAAAGATGTTGGACATGTAAAAAATCTAATAACTTCAATAGCTAAGGGAAAATATGAATTCTCTGGCATTGAAGCCATGGCTTTTACTGTAGCGTGTCAATGGTTTAATCAGGTGTATGCTCAAATGGAAGCAGACCTAAGAACCAAAAAGGCGTTAAGTGATTCTGTAATGAAGGAAGCTAAGAAGCCGGATTTAAACCCAAAACCAGCCCCTAAGAAAAAAGCTAAAAGTAGAAAGAAGAAAGCTAAGTAATGGGTTATACTAAGAGATATAGGCAACGACGCAAGGTTCAAAAAAGAGTTAAAATTAATTATTTTTTATTCGGTATGCTGGCAGGTAGCATATTGATGTTATTACGTTTTTTGGTGTATTTACAATGGCAAATGTAAGAAGTGCAAATACATACTATATTGATACTCAGGGGGAAACACTAGATATTAAAAATATTAAAGTCCTTTATATTGTTATTAATAGTACCGCTGCAAACGCCCAACTAGTATTACAAGATGTAACTACGGGGAATACTAAACTTAATTTAAGAGTAGATAGTGCCCATAAAACAGAGTATTTTGATTTTGCAGACAATCCTATTGTTTTTCCAAACGGAATTAATCCCTCCGCCCTATCGGCTAATTGCACAGCCACGTTAGTTATTCAGGAGACTAGAACATAATGGCTATTTATGAATTAAAGACTTTTGGAGATATTGTAAATGCTGTGATAGAGGAAGTAAAAATTCAAAGCACTGACACAGCTACAATTCAACGAATTAAACGAAATATAAACATGATATATATGGACGAGATTTGTGCTAATACTAGGTGGAAGTGGTTGCGTCGTAGAGTGGATTTAACGCATTATCCGTATGAGTTATATGAATGTTCTGTTACAAAAGGCTCTAGGGCTGTTACTTTAGCATCTGCACCCACAGATTCTAAAAAAGGCTATTTATTAAGCATAGATGAACAAGTCTACGAGATTGCCCAACACGAGGCTGGTTCAACGTCTTTAGAGCTGGAGTCTACCTATGTTAAAGCGACGGCGTCAGACGCAAACTGTAAGATATGGACAGACAAATTAGTATTGCCCGGAGATTGCAGGGAAACCTTTGAAGTTACAGCGGATACTTGGTTTCAGCCGTTAGAGAATGATGGTTATCAGAACTTCTTAAGACGTAGAATAAGACACCAAAAGTGGGAAGGTTCTCCCAGAATGTACACGACTTCTGATTGGGTTGACCCCGATGAGTATGAAGTAGTATCTGGTGCCCCTACGGTTACAAACAGGGCTTCTAGTGGACTGATTAAAACCTTGACATTAAGTGCCGACCCAACCAACTATTTTCAAGTTAATAACCGTATTGAAATTTCAGGTGCGGATAACAGGCTTTATAATGGTAGATTCGTTATTTCTTCTATTGATGCTTCAAGTAATACAATTACATACACGGGCTCCATAGGTTTTGATGAAACCACTACAGCCGATACCAACATTAATGTTAAAGTGCAAACGAATCCTGGTAGCTCAGAACGAGTTAGGGAAATGTTAATACATCCCTCAATTACCAATGATTATATTAATTTACATGTAGATTATATAAGATATCCAATTCCTCTAGAAAATGATGCAGATGAGCCTTTAATTCCGTTAGAAGATAGGATAGTATTATTATATGGCTCGTTGAGTAGGGACTGGGTTAGAGAGCGAAATGAAACTACAGCTAATGCTAACTTCCAGAAATATCAAAAGAAACTAGCAGAAATGAAAGGCAAGCTAGACGACTCTACAGATACGGTAAAACTTCAAGCTAGTAAAACTTATTTAAGGGATAAGCGTCGGAAAGTTCGCTATCGCTATGATTGGGTAAGGTTTGATTAATGCCTAAAAGTACTACAGTTTTTAATGTATTCCCGTGGGTTGGTGGAATAAATACTTCTGTAGATAAGTCTGTGGTTGACCCACAAGAATTAATAGCTGCTGATAATACAATATTTGATAGTCGCGGTGCAAAGAGAGTTCGTGAAGGTATTAATTTCAATTGGGATAATGTAACGGCATCAACCGATGTTGTAAAAGTAGTAGGTATGCACCAATACTTTCAAGATCCTGTTACGTCACCTAAAAGTAGTTATTTATTGTCCATTACTGATGAGCAAAAGATTTACACTAGAAATAATGGTGGAATAGCTACTGAATTAACTGTCGCAGGTACTCCATATTCTGATGCCATTACTAAAGCGTCATTTACTACTATAGCAAATAAGGCCGTTATATGTGTTGACGGATATGATAATACGGTAAAAGTATGGGATGGTAGCGGGGATGTTGAAGATTTAACAGATGCTCCTAGGGCCAGTATTTGTGGTACACACCTGGGCAGACTGTGGCTAAATGATAAAACAAATAAAGATAGACTACACTACTGCCAAACTGGTGATATAACAAAGTGGAACGGGCAGGGAGATAGTGGGGCGATAGATATAGGCTTTAATGATAACGACCCAGATGGTATTACTGCAATATTTCCAACATTTAATGGAGATTTGTTTGTTGCTAAGAAGACTAAATTATATAAAATTTCAGGGCTGTATCCTGAAACATTTAGAATAACTTTAGTTAGTTCTGGCATTGGGTGTATTAGTCATAATTCTGTGACAGCTGTGGACCAAACAGATGTATTTTTTGTTTCCGAGCGAGGTGTTCATTCATTAGTAACAACCTCAAATTATGGTGATTTTGAAGCCAAATTTTTATCAGAAAAGATACATCCAAGCTTTATTAATGATTTTAATTATTCAAGATTAGAGTATACATCTGGGGCTTATATACCGGAACTCCAAAGTGTACTATTTACTTTTTCAGAAAAGGGATTTACTGGAGAAGGTATATATCAAAATTCAGCATGGCTATACAATATCCAACTGAATATATGGTACAGATGGCCAGATATTGTGTGCGAATCAGTCACTATTGTACAAGATTCAGACAGGCGTAGACCTTACTTTGGCGGTGCAAATGATAAAATTGCTAAGGGTTTAACGGGTGATTTAAACGACATTTACCCGGACGCCTTAGGTGATGACGAAGACGTAGCAATTAAATTTTTTATTCAAACAGGAATTATCTATATTGAAAATCCCTATATAGTCAAGGGCTTTAAAAAGTTTGTTTTATATTTTAGGCCAGAAAATACTCACAATGTAAGTGTAGCAATTAGAATTGACAATTATGATTATCAAGAATTACCTTTCTCTGAGCCGGTTGCCTCGGACTTACTGGACGTAGATTTCTTATTAGATTCATCTATTTTGGGGTCAGACCTAGTTTTAAGTCCTTATACCAAACCTATAGACGGTTATGGCAGGGGTATTCAAATTACAATATCACATGAAAATATTGATCAGTTTATTGAAATACAGGGTTTTGGGGTTGAATATGAAAAAGCTGGCACAGCCCAAGAAGTTATAATAACGGAGTAATAATGGGAATTCTTACAATTACTAAATTATATTCAAGTACTACGGTGCTCACGGAAGCCCAACTAGATGGCATAAAGAATTCACTAGAGAATTTTATTAATGGGCAAAATTTAAATGAAGACAACATTGAACCTAATAGTCTTACTACAGATAGCCTTTCTACCAGTGTTGTTAACTCCTTAGCTCCTACCGGATCAGTAGTACCTTATGCAGGAACTACAGCACCAACCGGATGGCTAATATGTGACGGCTCTGAATTTGATGCTACAACCTATTCTGCACTAGATTTAGTATTAAATGGTGCCTTTGAAGACGGAGCTGAAGCTCCAGGTAATTCCAGATTACCCGATTTACAGGGAAGGGCCGTAGTAGGTAGGGAATCTGCAGCTACTAGAATTACTCAAGCATTACAAGATCCTGCTGGGGGAGCATCAGATAGTACAGTTATTGGCGCGGCTGGTGGTGAAGAAACTCATGTACTTACAGAAGCTGAGATGGATAATCATACTCACGGCTTTACAAGCACAACTCAGGTAGCTGATAATAATCATACACACGGCGCTGGAAGCCTTCGTGCCCTAATTGCACCCAACGGGGCTAATATACATGGGCAATATAAGTCAATCCCTTCTTGGTCCTCAACATACGCTAGTGCCTTAGGGGGCGGGACTGTTAGTGATACTACCAGTTTTACTGCAGCCGCAGAGGTATCAGGTAATTCAGATACACCTAGCGCAGATACTACTATTTCTGGAATAACCGATTCTACCGGATCGGATAGTGCTCATAATAACTTACAGCCATTACAGGTATTTAATTATATTATTAAAACGTAGTTCATAGGAAGATTTATGGGAACCCTTGTAGTTAACAAATTATATAGAGACACTAGGATACTCTTTGAATCAGACTTAGACAGTATGAATGCATCTATAGAAGACTTTATTAATAACCAAAATTTAGATGAACAAAATATTGAAGCAAATAGTATTACTGAGGCAAGTCTAGCCCCAAGTCTTGCCGATGCGTTATATCCTACGGGAGCAATAATAGCTTATGTAGGTTTACTGCCACCTACGGGTTGGTTAAATTGTGATGGGTCAGTATTCGATACTACAGCGTATCCCGAACTTGATGCAGTATTAAATGGCTCATTTGAAGATGGTACTGAGGTTGGAACACAATCCAGGCTTCCAGATTTAAGTGGGCGTCTAATCGTTGGTAAAGAAGCAGTCTCAAATCGCATACAGCAAGCATTACAAGACCCAGCTGGCGGTGGCTCAGATAGTACAGAAATAGGGGCCGCCGGGGGTAGTGAAGACCACACAATTACTGAGGCGGAATTAGACAGTCATACCCATAATTTTACAAGTACCACAAAAGGTACTCCCAGTACTCACCAACACGTTGCTTTATCCACCTCATTTCATGCTAGATTTAGTTATAGTGGGCTAAATGGACAACCGGGCGGCGGTGGCGGTATTGAGCTATATGGTAGGTATAGAAGTGTATCCTCTTGGAATTCAACTCATAGAACTCAAGGCCCAATAGGTAATCCATCAGTGGTACCTGGATTTACTGTGGGATTAGATGTAAATGGGGCCACGGATGGTGTTGGCGGGGGTGATATGACAACTGTGTCAGGAACGACCAATGGAATTGGAAGTAGCACAGCCCATAATAATTTACAAGCGTTACAAGTATTAAATTATATTATTAAAGCATAATGATTAGAAGATATAAAAATGAGGATTATGGTACACTAAAAGAATGGTGGGTAGCCCAAAATTGGCCCCCAGTACCAGAAGATAATTTACCACAAATGGGCTATGTTGTAGAAGATATTTGCGCTGGATTTTTATATCAGACTGATTCGAAATGCGCTATTTTAGAATGGATAATTAGTAATCCTAATTCAGATTCTACCAAACGTGATAAGGCATTGGATTTATTAATTAAAACAATATTAGAGGAAACTCGTAATCTAGGATACCAGACAATACTATCTTGGATTAGTCATCCCAGACTTATGACAAGATTTTTAAAACATGACTTTAAACCCACAGAAACAGCAACTGTTTTTGTAAGGTTACTTGAAAAATAATTGTAAGGAGTAGATAAATGCCAGCAGTATCGTCGCTAATAATGGGTGGTGGAGCGTTATTGGGCGCTGGAGGCGGAGTCCTATCCGCTTTAGGTCAGGACCAGGTGTCGCAACAATTACCCTATGAAAAGCGCCTAGAGCTTGCCCCAGCGTCTGAGCTTGAGCAACAGGCCCAAGCAAGTTTAGGGCAACAATTAGGGGCATTTGGACGTTTTGTAGGAGCCGGTCCAGGACAACAAGATATTACTTCTGCCCTAACTGCGCAGCGTGGACTAGCACAACAATTTGCACAGGCTGCACAAACTGGTGGATTACCCACGCAAGCCGATATAACAGCGGCTGGTGGGATTTCACAGCAATTATTTGCTCCCCAACAAATAGCCATGCAACAACAATTTCTACAACAACAAGACCAATTTGGTAGACAGGCGGCTGCCTTAGGCCGTGCTACATCCGACCCAATTTTACAGGCAAAAATGCGACGTGAACAATCTCAAGCATTTGAAAGACTTGGGGCACAGCAAGGTGCAACTGCCCAACAAATCGCAATGCAATTACCAGGACAACGGCTACAATACGCTCAGCAAGGTGCTGGTGTTCTCCAAGGATTAGCTACACAGGCTATGAAAAATAGATTAGCATTGGCAGGACTAGGTCAACAGATATCCGGTGCTGAAAGACAGTTTAGGCTAGGTACTGCTACTCAAAGTGGATTTAATACACAAATGATGCCCCAAACAAACACCCTTGGTGCAATCGGGGCAGGATTAAGCGGTGGATTAGCCGGAGCCGGTTTTGGTGCAAACATTGGTAGTATGTTTCCGGCAGCGCCGCCTATGAATCAAGCCCAGCAATTTGGAGTTCAAACTAGAGCATTGGGCGGCACAATGGCTGCTGGTGGACCAGCCAAATTTGGTGGATTCCAACAAATGGCCCCATATGGTACACTAGCATAGGAGAAAGTTATGGCTCAACAATTACCTGGTGCATTTAATAACATGTTGAAATCAATGCAAATGTTTCAACAGGGTGTTCAAAGCCTAGTTGTATCTAGAGCACTAAATCAAGCTAACCAGCAAGTACAAGACATTAGAGAGCAAGAGGGTGCAGAAGCCGAAAAGATGAATCAAATTAGGCAAGTAGCTCAAAACTTGACTATGAATCTACTTCAAACGGGTGCTCCTGTAGAACGCATTGAAGCCGCACAGAAAGCCCTAGTTCCACCAGAACCTGAAATTTCCCCGCTTGCGCGGTCTCTTCTTTTACAATCACGGTCACAAGCTTTTCAGGCAGAACAAGCAGGCAAACGCCAAAAATTACAGGAGCAATTTTTTGAAAGACGTGAGGCTAGGCAAACAAAAAAGGAAAAGACAGCTCAATTAAGAAAAATCCAGGGTGCTTTTGCTAAAGAAATCAGTGGCCTACGAAAAGGGCTAAGTAAAGTTAAAACCATGGGACAATTAATTGATATAGATAGTTTTATGGCAACTTCTGCTGCGGGAATTTTAATGGCTCGGGGCTCTGGTGAAGTTGGTAACTTAGCTAAGGCGGAGCAAGAAATTTGGAAAGGGCGACAAGACTGGGCAAGGCAATTGCACAGATGGTGGAAAACAGGTACAATGGGTAAAATGACGGATGCAGACAAATCTGCATTAAAAGAAGTTATTAGAGCTTACCAAAAAATGGGTGATAGGGAAATTGAGGACATTGCACAAACTTATACATCACAATTAACTTACGACCCCGCTTTTGTAGAAGATGACCCCAATCAACTTATTAAAGCGGTAACTGGTGGAAAGATTAAAACTTTTCGTCCAATAGGGACTGAATCACCTACAGAACAAGCGGGTAGTATGCAACAACCAGCTGGCGCTCCTGGTCTGGGTACACCTCAATCAACCCTAAATTTAGATGTTACATGGGAGTAATTTCATGGCCAAGGAAAATGATCAAATAACCGCTGGAACAATGGAAGGGCTATTTAAGGGGGGTTTATCTGGGCGTCAGCTTAGACCTACAGTCCGCCTTTATAATAGTTTACCCACAGGTGAATTTGCGGGATTTGAAGAAGCTACGGGTAGGGCCATGTATAACATGCCAGACGGTAGAACCGCAAAGGTAAATGTAGCTTCCACCCTACAACAAAACAACTTAGACCCTGTAGAAACTAAGGTTATCTATAATAGTTCTGATAAGGCCCTGAATCAAGCGGCACCATCGTTAACGGGTGCTGATAGATTAAAATTATCTGTAGGAAATACTCGTGGTAAAATAAAATATTTAAAAAATAAATTTGATGCCGTAGTACCAGATAAGGATTTGGGGTTAGTTGTACAAGAAGATGGTACGTGGTATCGAGTTGACCCCAATATATGGACAATGGATAAATCCGACCCTTGGGAAGTTGCTAAAGAATTGGGTAGGGATATAGCCGACTTAGCAGATATTGGGATTAATATTGCAGCAACCGGTGGGGCTTATTTAGCGGGCGGTGCTCAAATGATGACTGGTGCTGGAATACCTACTGGGATTGCAACCTTAATGGCTGCCGGAGCCGCTGCTGGGGGTACCAGAGTAAGTCTCGGTAGATACGCCGGAACTTATGAAGCGCCTATTGAAGAACGACTTATGGACATTGGGTTAGAATCTGTTTTAACTGCCGGCGGTGAATTTATCGCGCCGGGTGCAAAAGTTGGTATTCAAAAGCTTTTAGGTAGCACCAATAATTTAAAAAATTCAGCCGCACGAGAAGTTATATCTACAACATATGGAACTCTAACAGGCGTTGGCTCGGGTGCGATGAATGAATTAATTGATAATGGTACCAAAGTTGCTGCCAAAATGAATTCTACAATTGGTAAAGTAGGAAAGGGTGCCGGTGCCAGGGCTGCTGTACTTGAAGCACACGAACAGGCTTTAAAACAAGCTGATGAATTACTCGACTTAGGTATTCAAGGATTGCCCAAGAAATATGGACAAGTTTTAAACGAAGTATTTACAGAGGCCGAAAAGCAGGCAATGGACATTAATATGAGTAATGTCGTTATGCAGTCAATGCTGGATATCGAAAAAAGTGGTGCTGGTAAAATATTAATTGAAACCCCCTTGGGTTTGAAATCAATAAGCGAATATGTAGAGCACGGCTTTAAAGCTCAAAAGCAAATGGGTGGACTACCTATGGGTAGTTCCGAACGTGAAATTTTAGAACGACAAATGTTTAGATTTAAGGCAGAAATTCGATCCGGTAAACGCGCATTAAAATATAAATTTCGTCCATTTACTGAAGCGGAGCGTACTGATTTACTCTTTAATAAGGGTGTAGATGCTAAAGTGTTAGGTAGGCAAGAATTAAAAATAATAAAAGATTTAGTATCCGGTATAGGATCTTTTGGTCTGCATAAACGAGTAAGTGGTAAGAACGCGGCTCGCTTATTAACAGACTTTAATAAGCATTTAAACAGAATGACCACCCGAGCTTTTAAAGAACCCGGAGTTGGAGATGTTGTATCCAGAACAGTTGCTCAAGCACAGGCTGGTTCTAAGAATGCAATAGCTGGTGAATTTAAAAGGGTAAAGCTTGACCAAAAATATTTAGACATGCAAAAAATTTATGGACAGTATGAAGATGCTATAAAATTTGGGAGAAGCCTTAAGAAAAGCATGAATGGCTCCGAACAATTGGTGGACCGGCTTTTAAATGACCGAGTTAAAGGTCAGAGACAAATAGGGCTGGCTCAACAATTGGCCGAACTAGCTGGCAAACGTGGAAAACATCTTTATAATGATATGATTACAAATGAAACCGCATCAAGGTTTCTATCATGGGCACCAAAAATGGGGCTTATGCAAAGTTTAGTGGCTGGTGGCGGAATGGCTAGCGCACTTTCCGGAGTGATACATCCAGGTATGGCTTTGACTTTTTCACAATTTTCCCCTAGAGTAGTAGCAAATCAGGCTGCATTAGCTAGAGGCGCTGGACACTTTTTAGATTATTTAAAATCTTTAGGCCCAAAACAAATGTCAGAGCTTTTACAAAATCCTAAAGTTTTTAATAACTTATTTCGAACTACACTAATTGAATACACACAAGAACAAGATTTAGTTGATAAATTGGTTGGGCAAGCATCAGGAGCAATGAACCCAAATGTCCAATAATTTCATAAATGATAGCCTAGTCTGGGCACTAAGTGAAGAAGCACGTCAAGAGCTTTATCGTCTAATAAATAGTGGAATCGACTTCGATTTAGCGTATGCTATACTAGAAGAAAGGTGGCCAGAAGAAGAGCTGTACAGCCTGCCACCTAAGGGGGACGGCGATGAAGCTGCGTGATTTTTTAGACAAGCAATCCAAAGATACTCAAGATATCAAAATACAAATTGTGGAAATTAAAAGTGACTTAAAACATCACATTAAACGCACTGATATGCTCGAAGATAGGCAAGATATTTTTAAAAAAACGCAGGATAGAATCCAAGAAGAAATTAAACCCTTACGCACCCATGTAGCAGTAAGTTCTGCTTTAACAAAATGGATTCTGGCTGCAATAGCTGCCGGAGGATCAATTGCGGGAATCTACAAGATCTTTCTTAGTTAAATTGAATCTAACCATTTTGGTACTTAGTTTAATAACGTCCCTTGTATTAGTATTCATATTTTCCATATCAGAGGCATTAAATTCCGCCAAACGAGTAAACTCCCTATATGGAAAAAGACCAATTGTTAATCAGTCTGTAGTACAGATTGATAACAAATGTAGTGGATTTATAGCTCAAAAAAATATAGTTGTAACTGCTGCCCATTGTGTAGAGCATACCGATATGCCAATCGTGCAATTCTACAATTACAAAATCGAGTTATTCGAAGTCAAATTCTTAGGAAATATGGCGAACGGGAATGATTTCGCTGTCCTAAAGGGGAATACTCACGATTTACCCGCCCTACAAAACCATCCCAAACGTCCTGAGTTCTTAACCTCTATTATACATTTCGGTTATAATTCCAGTCCTGCGCAGTGGGCAACTCCGGGTAAATATATCGGAGTTCTCTGTAAAAATAATGAGTGTGCACATTATATTGCAGCTCGTGTTGTACCTGGAGATTCAGGTGGTGCAGTAATTATATATGGAACTAATCTAGTTATTGGAATAGCTGTAGAATCTTATTGGCAATATGATGTAGCCCTATCTGTAATTGTACCTATGGAAAAAATTATGCCGCACTTAGCTCCGCCCGACCTTGAGTGATAGTTTTCCTGCGAAGTTATATCCACAATCTCTACACTTCCAGCGGCGGTTTGTAGTCTTTAGGGTATAATAATATCCCTTATTTTCCAGGTTATTACCACCGCAATTTGGACAATCCGTGTATGAATTCTTTATGTGGACATTGGGGAGATTCTTTATAAACGGTGCCAAATGATTATAAACCATTTCGGTAACATCAATATCTATTCGACAATGATGAATAATCTCTTTAATACTGGCACGGTGCCCAGCTGCTGCCCGTGTCCAGACGCGGGGATTAACCCACGTCTTGACCTCTGGCTGTTCACCTGTTAGTTCCAAAAGAGCCTTGTGTACAGTATCCAGGCGGTTGCTGGTAAACTTTAATTTTTTACGAGCTGTCCACCATAAATCTATATTAAATGGCTCACTTACTGGGGGATGACCATTTAACAGCTGCCGGGTTTGAATAAATGGGATATCAAAATATTTACCATAATATGTAATGATGGCATCTGCAGACTCAATGAGAGGTGTCAAGCTTTTAGCTAATTGGGAATCATCGGTGCAATCTCGTTTAAATCTACTGGGGTAGTCTAATAAAGACCTAACTTTAGTCTTGCCTTCACCTAGCCACTTATACCCATAGCAGAGCATGAAGCCTTTGTTAGCTGCGAAATCAGTTGTTTCAATATCTAGTATTAAGAACTTCTGTTTTTTCTTCATTATTCAACTTTCATTTTTTTCATGGTAATTGCATCTAATATATCTAATTCTAATAGCTTAGCTAAGGTTAATTCAACTTTAACCCCAGCTGATTCTTCCCAGCCTGGAAGTAGAGCAATAGCGTCGGAATCACATATTGCGTCAGTATCTCGTTTCATTGCATCTCGAAGAAAATTTTTAGGGAGTTTCGTGGTGTATTCGTGGATACCTACAACTCGATCTAGCTCTGCTGGATTGATGGCGTTCCACCCCGCCTTTCTAAATCGCTTTGAAGCTTCATCGAAGGCTTCAAAATTAAAGTGCTTATATCCGCGCATAGGCCCGGCTATGTATACAGTCTTACCCATACAACCTCCTAGGTATGTGGACCAGCCGTTTCTTCAAGATGTGCTGCAGTCTCAAGGTAGGATTGTGTTAAGTCCTTTATGGTACGCTTATACCTATCATCTAGGTCCGGTCGTTCATTAATCATGCCAAGTAACATTCCTAAACAACAGATGGCATGAGCAACATGAGAAAGACCCGATTCCGGATCGAGATCTTCGCCCATATTAAAAGCCTTTATATGGCGCTTAGCTGCGCCTAATAACCTCGTATATTTTATACCCCCACGCCAATTATGATCGCCGTACTTTTGAGCGCCGAACGCCATTACTTTTCCGACTTCCTCTTCGAGTTCGTGTGGAATTAGTTCCATTCTTGACTTTCCCTCGTCGTACTTTTTTCCGTTTTCCGTCACTTACATCCTCCTGTGCTTTAATATTTACATACCAAAGACCCATACCAATGGCAGCTAACTCATCCTCGGATTCTACATGATTTTCATACTCGCATAAGCGAGTTCGTTCACCATTCCAATCTACATATTTTTGCCACGATTTTACAGGAATGTCTACCGATATTTTTAAACCATCTCTGTAAAGCATTTGTCCAATTGCGCCTATTGAATACATCAGAGGGCGCATAACTGCCTGTTTTCCCAATCTATTACTGACTGGAATATTCTCAAAATGTATTTCCTCGTAATTATACGGGTATATTTCAGTAGCATATTCTACGGCTATTTGGGATAAACGCTTAAAAACATCATTACCCGTTGCAGAAATGGAGCCCGAATTCAATAATCTAAAGTCATCAAATATTGCCCACCCCGTTTTAGTACTGGCGGGATCTATGAACATTCTTATACACATTAGTGAACTACATCCCTATTACTATTATACATGGTAGCCTTAATAATACTGGATAATTCATGGATATTATGTACATCCAAAGGGCGTTCATTTAAATACTTTCTGATGATTTCAGCTACTTCCTCTTCATCGAGTTCCGGTTGAATTATCAAAGAATAACGTGCTAATAACTTTGAGAAAAATGCTATATCAGCTGGACCAACCTTTACACGATTTTCTTCGTATGGTAATAACTTATCCATATCAAAAACAAACCCCATACTTTGTAAAAATTTATACATCGTCTTGTTCCTCTAATGCTGAAAAGAAGCGTCTATATCCATCATAACCTTCGAAAATCATTTTAATTTCGGAAGCCCTAGTAATACCCACCATTGTTCCCGAGGAAACTAATGTACCGAATGTTTTAAACCAAGCTACAGATAGCTCCCCCACTAAAATTACATCACCTGGATTTACTTCCATTTCGGGACTAATAACCCCCTCATTTTTACATGTAGGGCATTCGTAATTAGCAGAACGCATTCCAGTAAAATCTCCACACTCTGGACAAGGCTTATAATATCCATCACCTACCATTAAAACATGGCAGAATACCGGGCGACCGACCCCTTGAGTTAATTCTTTATGTGATTCTGGCATTGATGTCATAATCAAGCCGGACTTTGTTTTCTTTTCTTCTTCTGGCATTAGCTCAACTAATAAACAATCGCCGGTAAGTGCGTAATCCTTTTTACCTGCAATTTGAGCATTCTTAAATGTTTCTAAGTATTTACTCTTCATTTCATTAACTCCTTAAGCCTATTTTTATTCACCTGAATATAACTAGATGCTGTATTTAAATTAGACCATCCGGCTATTCGACATAATTCAAACTCATTGGCCCCACGCTCTACTACACGGGTTAAACACGCCTTTCTTAAATCATGGGGCTTTAATCCAACTTTTCGTAATTCTCTCCAAAATTCATCGTATCCAATGGGTCGTGAGGGAGATGGCAAGTCAGTATGAAAGACCTCTCTACAGCGCCCGCCTTTGCCAACCACCACACCATCTTTAAGAGTTTCGAACTCAGATACCCTAAGACCGTTCGAAAGAATCCAGTGTGCTTTTTTCTGACAATCATCATTTCCAATACGCTGTATGCGGGCACAGACTTCTCTATAGGAAAATTTAGCTGGAGTTCTACTATATGCGTATTTAAATAATCGTCGATTTTCTTCACGGAAGGTCCGGTATTTGTTATTTCCATGTTTATGTCCTTTTGCTATAAGCCAATCCCAAAATGAACATACTCGAATCCAGCACGTAACCCGACTATAGGGCTTATGCTTTTTTAATGAATCCCATAGTAACGTAGGATCACCAGTTATACTTGGTAATAACCCCTTCAGTCTGTAGTACTCAGACCGCCGAGTAGTTGCTGACCAAGCTAACTCTTTGGATTCTATATATTTATTTAGTAGGTTGAGCATCAGGTTTAGGTGCCTTTCTATCTAATCCCGCAGCAGTAATAATATAAGATGCCTGTTGCTGATTAATGGCTATTTGCTCGTTTAATACTAATTGTCCCTTTTCAATTACATCTAATCGGTCTTCGAGCTTTTTCGTATCAACGGGCTTAGGTATAGCGGGAACTTTTTTATTTTTAACAGCGTCGGCCATGTGTTCAAAACCATTGCCTAAAAAGAACCCAACACCTATAAACTGTAGTAGGTTTACCAAATTAGAGGATAACCCACTAGGGGCCAAGAAATCCATTAGAATTCCAATTATAATAATTACAAAGCCTAAT